AAGTGGCGGACGGCCCAGAAAGCCGGTGACTCTGGGCCGCTCGCAATTGCTCAGGAGATTATCGCAGTTGGCGAATCGGCCGTACCCCAACCCGAAGAGTTCAGTCTTTCCGCCGACTCTCTCTGATCTCGCGCTCTAGGCCGGCGAAGCGCTGTTCGAATTCTGCTCGGCTTAGCATTGCAGTACGCATTTCGCGTAGCTCGACATGAATGAGTTGGATAGTTTCAAGCTTGCCGGTAAGTGCCGTAAGGGCGACATCGTGTGCCACGTCCTTCTTCTCAAGCGAATCCACCTTTTGGACGATGGTGTCAAAATCTTTATCTCGTCGCCGCTGAATATAAGCCAGCATCGGCAACAAAACTAGCGATATTACACCGCTAAGCAATCCGATTACGGCCGCGACAATCAAGCCGGTTGCTGTTGGTTCCATCACAGCCCTGCCGCATATCGGGACTTAGATCCGACCACACCGTCTGCTACGAGCCCGTGTGACGCCTGCCATGCCTGCGTCGCCTTCTTCGTCTTCTGTCCGTAAATCCCGTCGACCTTGAGTCCGGCGCCGTCTCGGTTAAGTACCGCCTGCCAGACCTTGACGTCATCGCCGTGGACACAGAACTTCAGCGACCGTACTTCGGGTTCCGTCACCCGGGTGACATCGGAACCGCCGTCGCCCCCCGGGGGAACTATATCGGGAATCATCGGAACGGTGGCAAGGTCCTGCTCTTCGGGGATGCCGAGTTCGTGTTCGCGGATTTTTAATAGGTCCAGGCGACCAATGATCTTGTTGTTCGCAATGCGCCAGTTTCCCTGGGCGTCCTTTGCAACCGTCTGAGACATATATAGACGGCAGCTCGGTCCGGGTGGCTTTCCATTTACGGCATGGAACTGGCCATAATTCGCCGTATCACAGCTTACCGGGTTGCCGTTTGGGTCGTAGGAGATCTCGGTTACTATCAGACTATGGGGTCCGAACCGGTTTAGAACCTGGACTCCGTCGCCAATACGGATGTCCCAACTACAACCCGGCCAGTAGCCGCGCCAGGCGTAGGCGGCGAATCTTTTTACACGGGTTAAGTTTTCACCTGGAAGCCAAGTATTTCCGCCGTCTTTACGGTTGGCCCAAGGACACTTCTGCTTCAGGTCGACACATTCGAGCGCCAGCCTAGACAAAAGATCTTCGCAGCAGGAGAGGTACTGACCGTGACCGTCTTTCATGGTCCATCGCCCTTCCGTTGTTAGGCGGCCGAACCCCTCGGGATCCTCGTAAATCGAAAACCCCGTGGTACCACCACATAGTTCAATTGCGCGACTAGAAAGGGTTCTTCGGTTCACCTACCAAGGGTATGCTACGGGGATTGACAGAACAAACATAGGTCTTATCAAAGTAGTTGTGCTGGGCATGGCCCTGCGGGGCGATGCAAGGTCTGGTTTGGCCGTGTATGGCAAGGTCGGGCTTGGCGCGGCAAAGCAAGGAATGGCTCGGCTGAGGACCACGATGAAAACAGTAAAAGTAGTGATCGAAGGTACATCCCCGTATTTAATGCATAAATTTAGTGACGAAGCGGCGGCAGGGCGGACAACTCGCGCAACATTGGTTGAACAGAGGGTTCCTCGCGAAGAAGCCGAAAAGGTCGCTTATAGGGACCAAGACGGCGGGCTGTACTTCAACGGGTACTCAATCGCCAAAGCAATCGCTTCGGCCGGAGGGGCCCACAAACAACGCGGGTCTCGGAAAAGCCTGAAATATGTTGTCCCGGCCGCGGTTCGGATCGTAGATGACGCAGTAAAACTACGGAAACTAGACGGTCGAGTCCAGAAGGATTTTGAGGTCGATTCTAGACCGGTTACAATCCCTGCTACCAAAGGTCGGGTGTTACGGCATAGGCCCAGGTTTGACGAATGGCGGGCGGAATTCGAACTCAAGATTTTCGAGAATCTTATTGAACCAAAGACGGTTCATCAACTGCTCAACGAAGCTGGCGAGCAGGTTGGAATAGGAGATTTCCGACCTGAGAAATCTGGTCCATTTGGCTGTTTTCGCGTTGTCGAGTGGAAAGAGCTAGTATAATTAGCAGACGTCTGGAACGGTTATAACAACCGCCGTATCCGCATCGGTTGCCAAGGCCGCCGAAGACTCCCCTCCCCCCGACGCCAGTGTACGTAAAACTCCGGTCGTAGGTTCAAGTGCGACGGTCGATTCGGTCGGCTTCTGTAGACTAACGTTCAAACCCGCGGTTACGGAGATCGCCCTAGAAGCCGGGGCCAGTGGCACCAGGATGGCCGTAGATGCGCTTTGGGGGACCAGGGCGATGCTTGCAGCCGTCCCAACGACAAGCCCCGCGGTGGCGCTTGTAAAGACGCTCGGCGTCCGAACCAGATCGGTAAAGGTGGTCAGGGACCGTTCGGTACCGGCCAGAACGACCAGTTCGGGGTGTATGCAGTCGGCTACAACCTCCGGAGAAAGCCAACCCAGCCATGCCAGATCGTTTAGAATGCTGGAGCTTACGCCCTCGGTCGCGACGCTTAAGGGTACAATTGCCACGTCGCCCTTAGGTGCGGGTAACGGTTACAATCCCGCCGCTCTCGGATATCACTTGGTTAATCGTATTGCCCGTCGCCGGAACCCGTCGGTAAGTAGTTCCGACAACAAGAGGTTTGGCCGGATTTAGGCCGAGCAGTTCGTACATCTCGAGCAACATCAGGTTCTGGGTCGGCGAGAGGGTCCCGGGGAGCGAGTCGATTAAGAGCATAAGATCCGCGTCGTCTCCGATCACAGAAGCGCCGTCGTCGACGTGGTATTCAATTGACAGGAATTGACCCGCGGTCAGGGATGAAACCGCCGAAAGATTGACTGCTCTCTGATAGTGGCCGCGCTCGACCTCCTGCATGGTCTGGTATTTCTCACCCCAACCGCTCGTTTTGAACGTATTGCTGTTGAAGTCTAGGAAACTGTTCAAGGTAGACGCATCGCGAATCGCCACGGTTGGAGATTTTCCCGTAACTCCGCCCACACCCTCTTGTGATATTGTCAGATCGAGCGGAACCGCGGTTGCAGTGCGAAGGGCAAGTAAAAGTCCTGACATTTTAGGCCGTTCGTCTCCACATGTATATCTTAAACCGTTCGTGCTCTAGTCTGATCGGGACAGTTACTGAAAAATCTGATTCTGTGGCCAATCCGACTGGAATTGACCCTATGAAGCGACTTAGTGCAGTATCGGTTTCCTGTGCGACGCCTACTACGGCGAGTTTTGTAATCGCGCGCGCGAAGGCTGCGTCGGTCTCGGTAGAAACTCCGGTCGCCAGTAGTTTTATGGCAGAAAGCGCAAAAGCAGAATCGACTTCGTTCGACCTGCCCACCAACGGCTGAAATCTGCTGTACGCGGAGTCGAGCTCGGTGGAAAACCCAACCCCTATGTTCTTTCTTATGGAAAGCGAGAGAGCTGAGTCGGTTTCGTTCGATTGCCCGACTGTACCAATTTTCAGTCGTGTCAATGCGGAGGCGAGGTCCGTCTCCGCTGCCAGGTTAGTTACGATTAGTTTGACCGCCGCTCGGGCAATCGCAGTATCGCTCTCGGTGGCAATCGCAACTGGAACGAACTTTACGACCGGCCGTGCCAGCGCAGTGTCGGTTTCGACGGCAACACCAATCGGATGTCCCCCGTTAACTACTGGCGCTAGGGCGGTGTTTGTCTCGGTGGCAGTCCCGATCGACACAATCTTTATTATCGCTCTCGCCAGGGCAGCGTCTGTTTCGACCGCAACCCCGACCAAACAAATCTTAACTACCGTTCTGGCTAGGGCGGAGTTGGTTTCGGCTGCAACCCCCGTTGCCGCAATTTTTCGGATTGAAAGGGCAAGGGCGGTATCGGTTTCGGTTGCTATGCCGTAGGACTGGCTAAAGGCACCCGAGTCGGATGCCCCGATCGCGGCGTCGCCGACGAAGCTTACCGACGAACCGATCACCAGCCCGCGCATTAGAGTAGCTCGACGGTTGCGCCCTCAACGACGATTTCGTTCGCTGCGTTGGCAACGTTCATGGTGAATTGAACGCGAAGCGTGCGGTTGGCCGCGTCCGAGTCGACCGCGGCGGAACCGGCGAAGTTCACCGTGCCGAGACGGTTCGATGTGTTCGTGAACGCGAGGTCGCCAGGGCCGCCGGTGGTCGGCGCGGTCTTCGCGACTTCCACGGGTTGTAACCAGAGCACTCCAGACAAGGCCTGATCGCTGTTTCCCTGCGCGACGAGCAAAAAGTCGAGCATCCAAGCGCCGCGATCTGCGTCAGCAACTGCGGCGACGGACGTGTCCGCGAACATCGTCGTTCCTCCGTAGCTCACGGTCAGCGTGAGGGTGGGAGTGCCGCTGTTGAAGAGGTAGTTTCCACCGATGCGGACGCGGAGTATCCGGCCGGCAAGGAATAGCCCGCTGGGGATAACGACCCCCGAGGCGGACTTGTTGAGAATGTCGATGGCCGCGGCGGTGTTGTTCGTCGTTTCGGCGGTCGTAGTTGAGTAAATATTGGTTACAGCGCTACCACCGCGCATGACGCGGCGATCGAAGATTTGACTCGTCGCGATTGCGGTGTCGTTGGCGGGCACATAGACGCTCGCGATCACGACGTCGTTTGCCGTGCGGGCGGGTGGCTTGGGTGCAGCAGCCGCGGTCCCGGCGCGAACCGCGAGAGCGCCCGAGCCGTTGACGACGATTAGATCGATACGCGGATTCGTGGCGTCGGCGGTACCGATCGTAACGTCCGCGGCAGCAACGGCAAATAGGACCCCGTTGCTCAGTACCGCCCCCTTGGCGACGGCCGGCGTCATGTCGGCACCGCCCGTTACGGCGAGACCCGAGAGCACGCAGTCGCTGCCGGAAATGCCGGCGACCAATATCTCCAAGTCCTCTTGGAAGAGGATTGATTGGATATCATTGTCGCCCTCGCCCTTATCGGGGAGAGTCCAGGCCATTATGACGCTCGGAAGAAGACGCCGGTCGTAAGCTGGATGTCGTTGCCGTCTGGGGTAACCACGGCGTCGAACATGGTAAGCGGGATGATGTTTGAATCGGTTCCCGCGCCGGTATCCGCGTCGTAGCAAACCAAGATCTTGCTGATCGCGTTGCCGGTTGCGGCCGTCCAAGTAACGGTCGGAAGCGATACCTCATATCGGTCGTTGGTATCGTCCGGTGCCGGTAGTGCCGCCAATTCCGTTTCCGTCAGAGTCTTGCGACCCATCGTGGTCTGTTCGTTGGTGGTCCCGCTCAGAACGGCAGCCAGATCGTCCTTGTCGATCAGGGTGGCGTCCGACTCGAGCCCTGAAGTTTCAATCGGTACGAGAATCAGAGCCGATGCGGAGGGGTCGTTGCTTTCTACCCTGTTATAAAGCTCGACGACCCGACCTTTCGCTGCGTTAAAAACGATATTTGACATGCTCCTTCCTATTTGCTCGTTAGGTAAAAGTTCCCCGGGATAGCCACCCACGTGCCATAGCCGAGCACTATGTCAGGGGATGTGGGGTTTTCTGAAATATACAAGGACCCGACCGGATATACAAATCCCTGGGTCGCCTCGATGACGACGGCGTCGGCAATCGCCTGGGCCATCGGGGCCCTTTCCGCCGGATGGTTAATCGAGTAATTATCCAGCGCAGACAGAATCGCGGCTCCGAGCCTAGCTGCATCGGCCGGCATTACAAGAGCTCCAATCGCCAGTCGATAAAGGATTCTCCCAAATCCGTGGTACGGATTCGACTTTTCGGCGTATTAAGGTAGGAATTTGAGGTCTGAACTATGAAAGATGCGACAAACAGAAACTCATGTGCGAAGTTTCGTAATGACCCTAAACCATTGAGTTTTAAGTTCTGAAGTTCGACGTTGGCCCCTGATCGAGCCGCGGTTATGGTTGGATAATCGGTCTGTCCTACAACCCAAGCATAGAACGGTGCAGAGATGGAATTGAGAACCACCAGATGCATCAGACAGAACTGGTTGTTGGTGACTTCGGTTAGCTGCCAGGTAGCCCCTGTGAATTGGTTGTAGGCGGCCCTTCCGGAGCCCGTGGTAGTAGCAACGAATCCGGTGCTGGCTACTTTTCTCCAGTCACCGGCCGCCCCCGAGCGATACAAGAATGGTGCCGTAAGTGGTGAGGTTCCGGCTGCAAACGAGTGTTTTATATCCTCGTCCCACATAATCCCGGTGTCGACTCCGATCTGAATATGAGAATTAAGGTCCCCGCTACCATCCGCAGTTACGCCATTGGGCGCGAATCCATCTTGCCATTTGGTATGTTGGGTATTGTGCAAATATACATGCAATGCGCCCTGAATTTCGCGCCCGTGTCTCTCTTCTGCCACCAGTAGCGAAATGTTATTGGTCGCGTCCCAATAGACGGCTCCGGTGTAGGCGTAGGTAGTTAGAATTGCTTCGGAGAAGGTCTGGGTCGTAACCAGATCCCCGGATGTATCGAAATAGAAGAAGTGAATTCCTTCGGCGTCCGGAATGACGACCGAGTCTCCGGTGCTAGTAAAGGGCAATCCGCCCGAATAGAATGTAAAATCCGTCCCAGTCGGGGCAATCGAAAAGGTCCTCGTTCCATCGTCGAATGATATGGTCGAGGTGGTCCGCGTGTCGTATCCGTTTTCGACCCCGGCGGTACCCAGTGGAATGGGGATGTAAAGCGGCAATTAGGTCTCCGTAACCCGCGCCGCGCCCGAGGCCGCGGTCCAAATTCCATCGATGCGCCCGGTGTAAACCGGCTTTGGAAGCTCAAAGTATGCACCCGGGACCATCTTTACCGTGTAGTCAGACGCGGACGCCGTAGTACCCAGTTTAACGTATAAGGTTGCCGTGGCGCTATCGTTCGCCACCGAAGCCATCTTACGGCTAGTGTTCGCAGCCAGAAGCTGTACGCTACTCGCGCTGGCCGACACGCTTGTTACTACCGCGGTCGCAGGGCGAATCTCGTCAACCGAGCCGGATGCCACCCGAACAATCTCGACCGGTTCGTTCGCGTCGATGGGTTGATTCAAGAACCGGGTAAGCCGAATTGCGCTTTCCCGATGGTACACGACTGTCAACCGTAGTTCTGTAAGAGGGGTGGCGCCGTTTATGTACCGAAGACGGAAATAGGGAAGTACTGTGCGCAGGATGACGGGCGGCATTACCGGCCCTGTCAGCGTAATAGGAACCGACACGTCCCAACAAGTGCCATCTGGCGAAAACTCGAAATATAAGGTTGCAGGTGCGACCGACGGTGACCCACCAAGGTTGATATCGACTTCCTGGTAGGACGTAAGAATGTCCGCGTCCCCGACGAAGGAAGCCCCCGCGCCAAGCGGCGTAGTCGTCGAATTGTTCTGGCTTACGAAGATCTGCGACATTAGGAAATCTCCGTAATCCGCGCATTGCCGGTGGCCACGGTCCAGATACCCCGAATCTGACCGGTAAATCCGCCGGGCAACTCCTTTTCGGCGTTAGCCGAGACGATTAGGGTGAAGCTTGACGTCGAAACGGCCGAGACCCCGTAGCCTACGTAGAGGGGAGAGTCTGATTGGTTGTAGATAATAAGCGCCTGTCGCGATGCGTTGGCCGCTACAAGCAGCGTATCGGAAACAGATGCGGCGACCGACGTACGAGCCGCCGTCCCTGCCTGTGAGACGGTGCGGATCGAATCGGTTAGATACGAAAGTACGCGGCCTACCGTAATCGCTGCCATCGGGGTCTTAGTATACGGGCCTTAAGGAAATTGCCCTGTCTTGGTTACGATGCCTAATTCGGGTTGACACGCTTACCCGCCGTGTTTATCCCTAATTTTGCGAAAGGATCGTAAATGACTAAGGAAAGTTCGGTGGTTTTCTCAATCGAGGAGCTGATGCGTATTGAAAAGGAGCGCATCGCCGAGGAGCAGGCGGCGGCAGTCGCCCTGGAACAGGCCGAAATCGAAAGACAAGAAGCCCGCGAGCGCCAGGCCGAGGAAGCCGAGATCGAACGGGATAAAGCCCGACGGCTCGAGAAGTTCCGGCAACTGGGCGAGGAAGCCCGGCTCGAAGGCATCAAGAACGCCCAGATCGAAAAGGTCCGCCGCGAGTTTCAGCACCGCACCCACATGGAAAAGCTTGCCGCCGAGCTAGCCCACGAAGAGCGCATTGCCGAGGTAACCAACGACGGAACCAAGCGAAAGCTTAAGCGTATCGCCGCGTTCGCCGTCGGGTGTTTGTTCGTGTTCGCCGTCGGGGGCGGACTATTGTGGTCCCGGGCGTCGAGCCGTATGACCGCCGAAGCCGCAAATCTTACGTCACAGACGCAGGCGGTTCAGGCCGAGCGCGACCGACTCAAGCGTGAACTCAACGAAAAGAACCGCAAGGTGCGCGATCTTGAGTATCAACTCGAAACAACGCCAAACGCCGCCGACCGTGCCGACATCTCCAACCGGTTGAATCAGGCGAAAAAGGATAGCGACGATACCCGCCGTCAGATTGGGCCGAGGAATTGGGGAGTTAAGCCGTGTACTTGTCCGCCGGGCGACCCGATGTGCCCGTGCCTTTAACCCGGCGAAGCTAGATCTTGTAAACGGGCTGCTTGGCTTCCTGCGCAGAACCAAATTCTGGCAGCCAGCGACGTTCCCACTTACGCTGGCGTAGTTCGTCCTCGATCAGATTCCGACGTTCGACGTCGTCCAGAACTGGCGGCTCGACGAGTACGTCCGCGTTCGGGTCCCGGTACGTGCCGGTCATGCCGGGGTACTCCCGCGTAGGGAAGTATTGGATCGGGTGTTCGCGCAGGGGATCGATGTTGGCGTCGGTCGTATCGGTCGAACGAATGACCATCTCGGGCGCCATCTTGTAAGGCGTCTTACCGACGGGGGCTGCGGCCGGGACTACGCCGCGGCGCTTAAGCTCAAGAAGATACTCCGGTTTTCGCATGCCCTCTGGCATGAACGAGTAATCTTCGTGGGCTTCTTGCGCCCGCTGTTTTTGCCAGTCTTCCGCCGCCTCACGAGCACGTGATTCTTGCCATTTACGGCCTTGCTCGGCGGCTTCTGCGGCGCTTTTGGGTGTTACGGGGGCCGACGTACGGCTGCGGATCGCGTTGAGCAGGGGTGCGTATGCGGCACCGGGTGCGGCACTGGCCGCGGACATCTCGGCCATCTTCTGCGCCTGGAGTGCGTGGAGCTGGGCTAGGAGGGCGGCGTGCTTCTTTTCGGCCGGTTTGCCGGTTTTAGTGTCTGTCATTTCTCCGCCTGGTCCAATTGGTAGGTACCGGTTGGGATGATCTGGCGATTTGAACTCAGAAGGCCAATGTCCGGTTTCATCTGGCTTTGAACCGGCCAACCATGCCGCTCGATAGTCGTAATGGTGTCTTGGATCGTCCGGGTTTGGGTCTAGGTCCCAGCGCTTTGCTTGATCTGCGTAGAAGGCTCTGAACTGTTTCTCTTTCTCGGGGGGTAGAACAGTAGATTTCTTCTTCCGTTCGTCCGCCATTTTAGTTCAGTTTGTGCTTTTCCGCGGCGCGTTTACGGGCGGCTTCGAGCTCTTGGCCCGCGCGGTCTACCGGTGGAACGGTCGACTTTTGAGCCGGTTTCTGGTTCTTTTGAGCAAGAAATTTTGCCAGCTCAACTAGTGCCGACAATAATGCTCCAACTAGTGCCCACATATCGCCTCTAGGCTTCGGACGCATAGGACTTGGCGAGCTTCAAACCAGTCAATATCGCCGTAGGAATTTTTACCCCATGCGACTTGAGCTCGTTGGCAACCAAGATGAGCGCCTCGGCCGCATCCGCGATGTAAGTCTTGAGCGTCGCTTCGCCTTCCTTTTCTCCGGTTACATACGGCTCGGCGAGCTCGAGTGAGGTCTTGGCCCGACGCAGGCGCTGTACCTGCTCGGCGGCCTTTTCAAGATCTTCGGGGGTGGGGTCCGGCATTGACCCAATCCAGGTGGCGGTTTCCTCTTCGAGGTACTCGAGTCCGGCCTTGGCGAATCCAAAGGCAACGTGGGCGGCCTGCTGGGCGCTGGAAGGGTCTTTGGCCCCGCCGAGGACCATACATCCGGGGGTAAGGGCGAGCGAAACGGCGAGTACGAGGGCGGTAAGGGGCTTAAGTTTCATGGGAAGGCGCTACGTGCCCTTATAAGGGCGTTTGGGGTCGGATGGGGTCTGGGGTCGTCCGACGGGTGAAAAGCGATTGTGGGGCAACCTGGACGGATTATTCGCCATCCGGGGGGTCGGTCTGGGCAACCCCGCGCTTCCAGGCGACCAGTACGCCCGAAACGAAGCTTACGGCGGACCCAACGGCGAGCTGGGCGTCCATTTTACCAAGGGCGGCAAGCATGAAGATGCCGGCGATTACGAGGCCAACGAGTCCGAGGACCCATTTGGTGTCTTTAAGGAGATCCATGTGGGTAAACCTAGCAGGTAGAGGTACTAAGGACGAGGTCGTCGACCACTACGGCCGTGATAACCAGACATTCCTCATCGGTATAACCGAACTGAAAGTTAAAAAGGAAGTAGATTTGGGGGATCATGGGGCCACGAAGAAGTGAACGGTCCAGATGGTATTGGCCAGTGCGCCCGAACAGTTTATAACCAGCGCGGTATTAGCCGTAAGCTTCCATGGCGGGTTGTATTGCATTTGAACCGGCGCGCTGTTTGTGACCCAGGCATTGATACCGGATACACCGCCGGCCCCGTCCTTAAATTGGACTTGATTACCGGTCGCGTTTGAGTTCGTAACGCAGATACCGGTTACGTATATTGATAGACTGGCCCCCGGGGTGGCAATTGCGTCCGTATCACCGCTGGTAGCCTTGGTGCCCGAGGTGGGACCATTGGTACCGGCCGCCGCGACATTTGATGGGAAGTTCAGTACTGCTACGGCACGACCCTGTCGGTCGCCCCATGCGTAAACGACGTCGCCGTCCGCGTCGACCGCGGTTGGTTCGTTCGCGCTGGCACGATAGGCGACACTAAACGGATTTTCTACGACCGGTTCGTCGTGTTCGGTCATACCGCGTACGGGTTGGAAGGTCGTTCCCGTAGGATCGATACGAATCGGGAAGGTTGCCGTGCCACCAGCAACGGGGCCGCCCGCCGAGGGCAACGCAATACCCACGGAGACGCGGTTGACGGTGCCGACGCCCGAATCGAGGTCGAGCGAGGCGATATTGAGGTTGGCCGAGCCGTCGTTTAGACGGACGGGTACCGGGTTGGTCTCGGAAACGTCCGTTGCAGTCCCGTCGGCACCGATTTCGATTTTAACGCGCGGGTGTTGGACCCCCGCCAGGTCGTCGCTAGCGAAAGTGACGCCGGGGGTAGTTACAGCCTGTGCCTGGATATTATCACTCAAGACTTAGCCCTCAAAGGTAAACATCAAAAAACGCCGGGCCGGCGCGCTTGGTCCCACCCGGTACCGCAAGTAGGACCATAACCCGGTAAGTACCGGGGGTTACGGCTTCGCCGCTCGTGCCGCTGTTGAAAGTATGACGCGCCTGCAGGGTGGTTGCAGTCTGGGATATGATCCCGGCTGTCCAGGTTACGTCGGCGTTGGTATCGGGGGTACGAACCGAGAAGGATACGCCCGTAACCGTCGATAGATTCAACCCGCCTGCACCCGGGGTTACGTTTACCGTAAGCGTTTCGGGCGGTTGGGGGTTGGAGTAGACGTACTTTATGGACATAAGCGGCTCAGCCGGCCTCTCTTATGTCCCTTTCCAAGCGGTCGGCGAACGCAAGTACCGCCGCGGCCATCATGTTTGGGTCTAGGGGGTTATCGTTGGGCCAGGATGCCTGGATTGACTCGCGAAGATGTTTGACGATGGCCAGGCGGTCGTTTAGGACGAGCACCGCCGGGGGCTTGTTGGGGCTTAGGCGGTCGGGCTTGAGGCGCATTAGGAGATCGCTCGTGGGCTTGATCACTGGAGCAACCCATTGGCCTGGAGGTCGTCCAAAAGTTGGTTAAGGACCTGGGAGGTCGATTCGTATGCGACCCGAAGGTTCTCGTAGGCGACGCGGAGGGCATTCAGGTCGACGAGCTTCGCCTCGCCGTCGGCCGCGCCGGTATAGGCACTGCTTTCAGGATCCGATGTATACGCAGCGTGTGTACGGCTGGCGGTTGAGTAGGTTTGGGTGTAGGCAGTGGGTCGTACGACGGCCGTAACGCCGTAGAATCCAAGTTTCGAACCGTCGGCCGCTTCGATGAGTAATGTACCAGCCCCGTTCTTGAGTTGGGCCGAACCATCGACACCCGCGCCGTCCTTGGCGCCGCCGCGCAGGATTGCGTGTCCTCCGTCGCGGTTTGTGCCCGTCGAACCGGCGAATGCCGATTGGGCCTGAACCGTAAGGGAGTTGGTGGCCGCGTCGGAGGTTCGAGAGTTCTGCCGCAGATGCGGCGCAGTAACACCCTGGTCCCATAGAAGCCCGCCGCCGTTGTCGATCTGCATTTGACCGGCTGCGACGCCCAGTGTTACTGTGGTCGAGTCGGCGCTTATTAACTGAGTAGTATTGACAATCGCCTTGAAGCCAGCATGCCCCTGGGCAGTAAGAACTCCAGACGAGTTATGGATGGTCGCCTGGCTGGCGACGCTCGTAAGGGAACCGGCACTGATCGTAGTAATATTGAGGACGGGTCCAGTTAGCCCGGCGGCGGCTTCCGATTCCGAATCGTTGTTAGTTTGCAGACCAATCGAGATTGCCGCGCCGTTGGTAGAACCGTTCCAGACTTTGATTCGGTCAAGAAGCGAGTCCGTAGTACGGATAGAACACACTCCAGTTCCGGTAGCATCCAAAAAACTCCCATTGTCGTCCGAAGTTAGATGCGTCGTCTGTCCGCCAACTGCTTGAAACCTAGCGGGGGCTCCCGATTGACCGGTAATCTCAAAGGCGTTAATCCCGCTATTGTATGCAATTGAAAAGACCGGGATGGTCCCGTCGGTAACTCTAACCCCATTTTCAGCCTGGAGAACTAGAGTGCCGTTGACATTGTAAATCAACGTCTGATTTGCGGCAGATGTCAAGGTTTCGACTGAGACCGATGACAAATGCAGCGCCGGTCCAGTCAAGCCGTTGACCGTATCTGCGGTCGCCCAAACTCCGTTGTTACTCATTTACGTCACCTTGATCGACATTTTCCAGTCGACTTCCCAGACCGAGCCCGAGTCCCCGGTTTCGCGAAACCGAATTGTATTGGTCGAATTATCAATGGTTGCCGCGTATGCCGCCGCTCCTACGTCTGCCTGATCGGACCCCAAGGTCTCCGTTGTTCCCAATTGAGTCGTTGTACCACCCTCGCGTTTGAATACCGCTCTACGTACGCCGTTGAAGTGTGCAGTGCCGTCCGCCTTGCGAGCGTGAAAAGTCGCTTCGAGCGAGTAGGTACCGTTCCGCGGCAGGGTTACGGTTGCTATGTTCTGCGCGGCTCCGCTGCTTGCGGTATGGATTGCCAGGCCTCGCATCGAACGTCCGTAGTTGTCTGACGGACCGAGACGGTGTATGTCGTTCGCCGCGCCCCCGTCCGCAATTGTTAGCCCCGGCAGGACGTACGCGGCCGGTTGTGGCCCAACATTGATCATGGGCAGTGCCATAATTACAAATCCGGCCGTACCTGCGGTGCCAGGCATGCCGCCGCAAGACAATTGCAAATTTCGGTTACTACCGTCGTGCCAAAACGGGAAACTCAGGCGCTGCCACTCTTGTGCAGAAGCGGAGCCGTCGAACTCGCGAACTGCGGTCATGGCAGCAGCATAATCACGCGACAGCCGTAGGCGACCTGAGAAATTGGCCTTTACGAATATACTAAAGGTGTAAATCCCGGCGGCATATCCAGCGAAGGTTACTCCATCGCTCCACCCTACAGAGGCATCATATCGCAGCGCGGCACCGAAATTTCCGGTTGCCCCAACCTCAGTCGAGGTATATTTTCGGGTTGTGTAACCCAACGACGTATCATTCGTAAAAACTCCAGTTGCAAATACGCTGCCAAACCCGACCGACGGGTCAATCTCCAACCCGGTAGTTCCTCCGGTCCCGTTTGGAATGAAAAGATTTGGCAATCCCTCAGAACTCTGTCCCGGAGTTGGCATGGACAATGCGCGGACGATGTCTGTTACGTCCGTTCCGGCAGTTGTAGGATTATTACTCGTGTAGAATCGGAATACACCGGTCTTTCCGTCGAATTCGTACTGAAGTCCTTCGCCCTGGGACATTCGCCACTCAGAGGCCGGACAACTTACCGAGTCTATCCAAACTCTCGCTTCGTCGGCAAATGTGAAATAAAGACGCCCTCCTCCGAAGTTGAAATTGATTGGCACCGGGCGACGGATTGAAATGATGTCCGGAAAGTCGTCGTAGATTTCGATCAGATTTTTGCTCGTATTAACGAATACGTCAGTATCGCTATAGAGCTGTGCCAGGATTCCCGGGTCAATTGGCAAAGGCTCTCCCAGGTAAGACATTCCAGTAGTTCGAACCCGGTAGATTACTAGAGGATCCTCTCCGCGTCGAAAGTCTTGAGTACGGATAATCCCCGAGCCCTCAAGCCACGCTTGCCCGCTAGCCAAGCCGACTCCTGTGATATGGGATACGCTTAGAACTCCGCCCCCATTTACAAAAACACCCATCGTAGCGCCGCTGTCAAATAGCACCGGAAGTGTGGTTGCATCGGCGATAATTCGACCATTGTCGAAGAAGAACCCGTCAAAGCCACCGTAGAATAAGGTACAACCCTCGAATCCGAAGTTCGAACATACGAACGTTTGGGCACCGGCCCGATGGTCGGTCGACGAATCCTTCGCAATTGACGGCCCGGACTGGTACCTAAAGAAACAGTTATCGATGGTTCCTCCGTAAAGATCCAAGGACCCGTCTCCAAGATTTGTACCGTAATGAGCACTAAATCCTCCGATTACAATCGCTCGCCGGCCTCCTGCGAATATGATGTTTTGGATTTTGTTATAGCCGCTGCCGATGCGAAGAATATCGGTCGATGCGTTATTACCCTTTAACGAACACTGGCTTTCGCCGATCAATCCGATGTATGACGGCTTGTCGATGCACGTGTTGATTTTGTAAACGCCCTTAGGAAGAAAAACGTCCTGCATGGTGTATACACCAGTACCGGCCGCTCCCGAGAATTGGTTGGCGTTCTGGGCCGAGTCGACCGCACGTTGTATGGCGGCGCTATCGTCGGTTACGCCGTCGCCCTTGGCCCCAAACCACTTAACATTGAGCGGCCCGGAGTAGATGCGTCTCCATCCTGCCGAAGAAGAGCCAAACCCTGCGTCATTGAGAACTGTACCACCGTCGTCAGCAACGGGAGTGTTGCTCCATCGAAAATCCCCTTCGCCGCCGTCTCCGTCGGTAGCAAATCCTCGAAGAAACCGAATCTCGTTGTCCTGACCGAGTTCGTCGCGTAACTGGTTTGCAAGCCGCCCGGTCAGACCGACGCCCAGGGTCGCCGAAGTAGTTCCATCCTCGTTGACTAGAACGATGTTACCATCTCGATCAACTGCGACGTAGGCGCTCGTCAGCGACGAGTGACCGAGAAGGGATTTTAGGATGGGGCTAGTCATTACGGAAGTGTTACCGAAATTGTGTATTTGTTGGAAAGGTACTGGAGTACGCCACTGCGTTGTGGGTTTGTCAGCTTGTGGTCGAAGACAATTACCTCTCCAATCTTACCAGACATACCAACGTTGTTCCCGGTGGCATCGGCCCCGATTCTGGGGGTTGCACTGAATGCGACGGTATTGGTTCCAGTTGTAAATAGTTGCCCACCGTTTAAAAAGTTTGTCCATTCGCTCGATGTAGAAATCGTTTCGTAAATACACGGGGACGCCAACGAAGCAGTTGGATTAACGGTTGCTTTTCGTGCGGTAGACCCGAAATCGTCAAAGATCGTACCGTCCGAAAACGGGACATGCGAGGCCAGTGCATCCGTACCGATTAGCCACAGTCCGCCAACCCCATCGCCGGCTGTTGATGGATCTGCGTCCTTTTGCATTACAACGTAGGCATGTCCGGCAGTAAGAGCGGCCAAACTCGGACCGTCCAACCAATCTTTGGTCGCATCGGCCGCAGGATAAGTGAATGTTACGGCTTGTTGGCCCTGCCAACTGACCGGAGTTGCGGGTTGGTTACCTGCAGTCGACTGCGTCCAGTTACCCAGAGTTCCGCGATTCGGCCAAGTGTAGGTACCGCCGCCGGTTGCGTCGCTCGCAACCAACCACACAACAAGACCGCCGAGATCCAACGGATTTGGAATTATGACCGGCGCATGTGCCGTAATACCCGCCGGAATCCCCTCGCTACCACCGCGCCGATGGATCATGCATCCCCGCTAGACAGCCGCATCCACACCGATGCATCATCCGCCGAGCCGTCGCGTGCGAAGTAAATGGTGTCGTTTGTACTTGGCGCACGTGGTGCACGGGGTACGAGTACGTCCATAACCTCACCATCGCGAAGCAGCCATCCCATGGCGGCACTGGGGTTACCATCGTTACCCTTCGCGGTTGAAGCATCCGGCAACGCCGTCGAGACATGTGAGAAAAACCAGTAACAGTCGGCCCCGATGGCCTTTATGGTTACGTACTGGCCCTGCCATGCGACCGGCACCGCATCGCTGCGTGCGGCAAGATCGAGGGTGTAACGTCGTACGGTCGACGGGTTGGTACCGTCGCTCGTGGGCGCACGTACCGCTTGTGCTTTTACTTCTACTGCTGAGCTCATTACTTCTTTTTCCCCCGCACCTTGCCTTTCTTCGCTTTTCTGGCGACGCTAAGGGCGATTGCCACTGCCTGACGCTGCGGTTTTCCCGCGGACATTTCCGTACGAATATTGGCCGATACGGCCGACTTTTTGGCGGACTTGATAAGGGGCATTACAGGCCCCCTTGCCAGACCAAAGAATGCTGGTTAAATGGCCAAAAATGGCCACGATGATTAAGCATGTGTGTAATCGATGCGGAAAAGAATTTTCCCGGCGAAAGGGAGCCGGCGGACCGGGTAAGTTCTGTTCTAGGCGTTGCGTCTGTTTGGCAACCGTCGCCGGAAAGAACAAGAATCGCCAGATTCTGATCTGTCCCGAATGTTCTACCGCTTTCGAAGTTCCGGTATGTGGCGTTCTGAGCAGAGTTACCTGTTCTCGCAAATGCCTTGCTGAGAGACAAATGCGCGAAAGAAAGGGCAAATTCGGAGTCGGAAAAAACAATTCCGGATGGAGGGGAGGAATCCAAACCTACAGAAGACTTAAAAAGTCTAACTGCGAAAGATGTGGTTCTGTGAAGAAACTTCAGGTTCATCATAAGAACGAAGATCGGTACGATAACCGGCTCGAGAACTTGGAAACTTTGTGCTGTCGTTGTCATCGGCAACATCACAATGCCAACAGAAGAGACCCGAAGACAGGTCGGTACATTAGCCTTCCTTCCGACCGGCCGCAGCCATCTTAGCCATGCGTTTATTCCCCCAACGCTTGCGCCCAATATATCCAGCGAGCGCCCCAGGATTCTTCGCGCCCTTCTTCTTCAAGGCGGCGACCAGGTGTTTGTATCTGGCACCGCTTCCGAGTTTTCCGCTTACCTTGTACTCGGACATCAACCAATCTCCCCCGAATCGTCTTCAACTGCATCACCGGCACTCAATTGACTACGAGCCCGGTCGCGCGTCCGTTTCGATGTCTCACGCCTCGGCGGTGTCTGCGGGGCCTGTGCAACCTTCTCGCGCTCTTTGGCCCAAAAGCCTTGGACACTCTTGATGAAGGCCGGCTCCATTGTCGAATCGAGCGGTGCACCCGAAATCAGCGACATCTGGATCCGCGACACGCGCGACGGTTTAAGCCCCCGCTCGGCCATATCCGCGATCTTTGCACCCATCTCGTTCCGTACCTGCTCCTGCAGTGCCGGACGGCGGACCTGGAATACCTCCGCGGTCTCTGGGCCAAGAATACCCTTGCTATTTACGTTCTTAAGTGCGCCCACCGGGTCCCTCAATGCGCTTTCGGCGCGAGTGAACTTTGACGCAGCGGTTATGCTCACGCGAGCCGGGGTGGCGGTATTGGCCAACGTGTCTATACCCTTCTCCTTCCCCTTACCCTTCTTGCCCTTACCGCCGGACGCACCCAACCCCATGGCCTTGGTCGAAAAGACCGAGTTAGTACCAGGGGGTGGAAGTTTATCGGAAAGCCATTTCAGGTCGTCCGCGACCGTTTTACCCGCCGCCCGGCCTAGGTTGGGGTCGAGCACGGTTAGGGGTCTAACCACCTGAGCGGCCTTGGATACGGCTAGTTCGGGGTTGGCCCGGATTTGCTGCGCCGTGTCGCTGCTCTGTTGGTATCTGGTTATGATCTTACCCGTGGCCGTCGGGACCTTCTGGACGAGCTGGGAGGCGCCGGTGGTGAGGGTCTGGCCGACCGAGTTGGCAATCTTGCCGGTGGTGGCGTCTACCCCGCCTTTTACGGACTCGGCCGCGCGGACCAGCAGGGCGGCCGTATTACGGCTTTTAACGGCCCTCCAGGCCAGGTCGGTGGCCAACCCCACCCCGGCCGACATAAGCCCTCCTAGGCCGTGTAGGGCGGCCGTACCGGTGCCTATTCCCACCCTTAGGAGATCGCCCGTACCCAGGGCATCCTTGACGGCCGTGGCGGCGGCACTTTCTTTGAGATCGGTCGCGGCCTTATTCAGACCGAAGTACTTCTGCTTAAGTGCGAGATAGTTGGTCGCAAGGGGAGTATCGCCCGCCAAGGCAGCCCGGTTGACCGCATCGTCTACAATCCCTTCAATACCACCCTTCCCGTCGGTGCCGGTCTCTAGGATCCCTCGGAACTTCTTGTACGCGGTGTCGATCGCCTTGTCTTTCTTCTTATTCCAGACGGCCTGGATTTCGTTATCGAACCGCTGGCGGAAGCCATGTAAGTCCGAAAGAGTGGTTTTTGACTCCAGGTCGGTCTGCCAGTCCTCAAGCTTACGGGCGATCTTGGTATCGGCTTTGATGTTTTTGGCGCGCAGGCCGTCGATTAGTTCTTGGACGTCGGCCTTGATCTTGGTTGTATCGGGCTTGTAGCCCGTTTCGTCGATCTGTTTGATGAGCGAGCCGATCTGCTTGCCCACCCGTTCCCGTGCCGCAACCGCCGCTTCGGCCGATTCCTTTACCGTGTTAAACGGTTTGATGATCCCGGGCTCTTCCTTAATCGTACGGACGATCGAGTCGACGATCTCGGGCGGGTTGTTCTTGACGATCGTCTTGATCTGGGCCTGGGTCATACCCGCGGCCTTCAGGGCGAGTATGTTCGGACTCATATGCGCGGCCGCGACGTCCACGCTCATACGACCAGCGCCGCCTAGGATGCCCCCGAATGCGCCGCCAATTGCCGCACCTTCGCCACCCGCGGCAAGGATCTTTTCAACCGAAAGACTGTGGTCGGGACCGAGTCCACGTACCTGTCGTGCGGTTTCTTCGGCGGCGCTATAGAACCCGCTTTCGGCGGCACCCGTTACGCCGTATTTGGTTGCGGATGCGCCCGCGCGCGTAAGCAGGCCGGTCTCACCGGCGGCACCCGTTACTAGGGTATCAAGACCTGGGATAAATTTGGCTGCCCCGGTAAGTTCGGCGAGCCCTTTAACCGCTCGACCGGTCGCCCCACCCGCACCACCACCGATCAACGCACCGCCGACCGTACCAATGGCGGTCGATACCGGCATTTCCTCTTTGAGGACTTCGATGTCCCGTGCCATCTGGGGGGCGACTACGGCGCGCGCTACGCTCGTTTGTCCGAACGTGCCTACGTCGGCGGCCTGGGTCGCACCGGCTGCAATGCCCGCGAGAATTGGGTGTTCTTCGGCTGCTTCGTGTAGGGCCCGCGCACGCTGGGTCTCAACCGAAGCCGGCAACCAGCCTTCGCCGCTATCCAACGCCTCTTGTGCGCTTTGGGAAGGTACCTTCCAGATGGTCCCATCGGGGGCCATCATCGGAACGATCGAATCTTTTTGAAACCGCGCCGTACCCTGGCTTAGGTGGGTCGAGATTTGGTCTTCGGGTATCTCTACGCCGTTCGGATCGTAGACCTTTAGCGGGATAATCGGTTCCGCCATATTATTCTGGCTTAGGTGCCGGCTTTACCGGTACGGCGCCCGCGGGGATTTTGAATTGTTTTTCGCCCGGCGGAGGCCCCACCGGAACCGCATAGGCGTCGTCTTCGGTTCTAAGCTGGGCGCGAATATCGCGGATGCGCTGGTCGATGAGATTGATACCTTCGTTCCACTGCGCCTCTTCGTTAACAAAGTTAATGAAGTCCGTGGCCGATTTACCGGTCATGGAAGAAAGGCGCTCTGCTTCTTCCTTCTGAATGGCATCGCCAACGATTGCGTTTTTCGCGTTTGAGAGCGCGTTTGAGACCTTCGCCGAGATCTGTCCTCTCAGCTTAGTGTTGTAACCAGCGGAGATACCAGTTGGGTCCTTCTTATAGATCTCTTTGATCTCTATAAGGTTCCGCTTCATCTCAACTAGAGCCGGAAATCCGATCGCCCACTTGTCGGCGCGCTCCTTGTTCGGTGCATAAAGTCTGAGCCCAGTTTCGGGATCTCTTAGCGAAGTCTGATTTACTTGGAACTGCAGCTTCTGGGCCTGCTGACGCATTGCCGCCTCTTCTTTCGTTGCAGGCATGCTGGCGTTCGGATCTGCCCAGAGGTTTACGGCCTGTGCCGTACTGATTCCCCACACGTCTCCAACCTTCTTGAAGACCATCAATTGTTCGGCTTTGTTCCGAGGCCCGATGTGGACCATGCCACCGGCCAGTGCAGTTTGGTGCTTGAAGAGTTCGCGCAGGGCGCCACCTTCGAGCTGTGCTGCCTTTGATCTCCAATCGGCGGCATCGAGACTGAACTTGGCCGCGATCTCTTCGCCCTTCGCCAGCGCGTCGGCACTGCCCATTTCGGCTGCGAGCCGACGGGTTTCCGCCGCCATACTTTCCATAAGCAACGCGCGGGTAGCATGCTCAGAGGCCTCGGGCGATAGGTACATCTGGCGCATCTGGGCCAGCGTGTTCGTCGCCGCTTCGGTCGACGATTTCATGGCGTCGAGTTCGGACTTTTGGGCCGTCATCTCGTCGTCCATTTCACCGCGAATCATCTGTGCAACAGTATCCGGTGTACCGGTCAGCGCCGAACCAAATGCACCAAGTGCAAGCCCAATCCGGGTCAGCATCGTTCCAAATGCACCTTTCTTTCGCCAGTAAGCGTCGGGGTCGATCTTGAAGGTACGAATTGCCTCGGATTGCTTATCGATCGCATCGATCTTCGGCTTAAGCGCCGCATCGCGCCGGTCGTCGAGAAGTTTGATATCGTCGAGTTGTTTCTTGGCTGCATCGCGCTGTTTCTCATACCCAAGCGCAAGTTGTGTCTGTGCGTCCGACAGGGCCGCGGCATTGGTACGCGCCGTATCGATCGCATTCTGATACGCCATCGCCTGCCCGAGCTTGACGTCTTCTGGTAATGGGCGTTGGCGTTCGACCGAGAAGCTTTGAAGTACGTCGCCTTCCTTTCGTCCCGGCGAGTAGACGTTCCGACCGGTCAGCGCCTCATTTACGACGTCGCGATGCATCTCCGACGCCAAGTCCGGCCCTCCGGCTCCGACTTGTGCACCCATCTTACCCGAGACAGTCGGCGGTGCAGCCGGTGCACTCGGTTGAGTAACCTCTACGCCGTATGGGTTAGGATTGTTGAATCTTTGCTCGGCCCACTTCGGCATTTTTTGCGAACCAGCCGAAGACGGAGCACCACTAAACAACGGTTGATCTCCGCCTTCAACGCTCGTAATTTGCGGCAGGTCGCTAGCGTTGCGAGGTGGGAGCGGGCGTACGTCTAGCTTGAACGGCGAAGCGGCTTGCGGCGGATTAGATGCCAGCTCGGGTGATTCTGGTTCTGGTATGACCGGTGGGCTAACCGGATTATACAGACTCGGCGCGGGCTCCGGCGGTGGTTCGGGTGCAGCTTGGGCGACCGTGCGACCCGCTGAGGCAAGTTGCGATATTACATCCGACGGAACCCATTCCGGCGGTACATCGTTTGCTATTTCATTGCCATCGGCATCCGTTACTTGAAACGTGCCGTTGGGATTGGGGATAAACGCCATGCTCCCTTCTGGGCTTTAGTAAGCCCGCTTCATGCGTACGTCGGAACCGACATCGTTCGCCGGTGGTCCGAACTGTGCCGCCTCGGGACGCGGCATCTCGCTCTTCAATGCACGTATCGCATCGATGATGTCTTGGTCAGTTGCCTTATCCTTCGGCTTGGCTTTGGACGCACCCTTCTCCTTCAGTGCGGCCATCTTTTCGAACTCGCCGAGCCGGCGTGCAAGGTCCGAAATCATCGCCGTGTTGGTCATGGTGAGCTGGCCCGCATCGACACGCTTTAGCCCGTCAGGACCCGTTTGTACCGTCGGTGCCGTTGCCGGTACCCGTTCGAGGTCCTGTGCCATCACGCCCACGCGCGGGCCTTCGCCGTATTGCTGTGCGTAGGGCTCCTTGTAACGGAACTTGTAGGCCGGGATTTCGGCGGCTTGCTCAGTGAGCGGAAATGATGCAGTCGACGAAGACGCCGGCCCGCCGTAGCTTGCGGTTGAACCGGGCGATACTTCCCCGCGCATCTCACGCCCGCGCGCCTTGATTGAGTCAAGTAGCGGACGCATATCCGTCTTCATACGCTCGTCGCTTTCGACCTGCTTGGCATTAACGTCGCTCATTACGACTTCTTCGATCGGTGGGGCGCTCTGGGTACCGATGCGGTCGGCTTCGATTTGGCGCGCGGCCTGGATGGCCTTGAGATCGCGTTGGCTGTCCTGGAAGTTCTTTTGGAACTGTGCGAGACGCAGGGCATAGTCGGCCGCCGCGGCCTTATGTACCTCGGGGCGATTCTGTGTCTGGTCGAGCGGGGGGATCGTCGTGGTAAAGATCTCGTTTGCAATCGCGGGCGACTTGCGTTCGTACTGTTGAAACTGGGACTCACCTTCCGCGCGCTGTTCGGGGGATAGCGGGGCCGTGCCGGCCGGTGCCATCTGGGCTACGCCGGGCATCGCGCGCTTGAGTAGGGAATTCTCTTTACGCAGGTCCTGGATTTCTGCCTTTGTCGTCTTGTCCGAAAGTTGGCTGCCAAACGCCATCAAACCACCGCCCAACCCCGGTCCGGAATTACGGTCGGCCTTGGCTCCATCCTGGTCGGCGGTGTACGGATTTTGTGACGATGCTTGTTGCTCTTGGATTTTCGAGAGCGCGGCATTATATGCCGAACTGTTTCCGCTGAGTCCGGCCCCGAACCCCATTAGGCCAAGTCCTACCTTCTGTCCGGCGGAAGGTCCTCTCGGACCGCTTGGTGCAGGCGAATTTGGGTAGGGCTGCTCGGGGGCGAAGTCACCCTGTCCGTAATAATCTCCACGCGGATTCGACATTTGGAGCGTTTGCATTCCACCGCCGGTCGTAATCCCGGGCGTACCGCGACTTTCGAGCATTGACGCACGGGCCGGCCCGGGTCGCAGGCCAGTACCTACCGGCTCGATATCCTCCTTATAAGTAATGTCCGAAGGAATGAGTCCACCGGCCATAGTTGCAATTGCGCCGACGCCCCTCTGAGCGTTTGCGGCGTTTTCCGATCCGGCTTTCAATTGTGCCGCCTGGAGTTGGCCGTAGTATGCCAACTGCGCCTTGGCCTCATCGACGGAGTAGCCGCGGGCAAGTAGGTCCTGCATCCGCTGGGCTTGGATGAGGTCCGAGTACTGCTTCTGTGCGGCGATCTGCTCGCCGGCTCTAAGTTGCGCCGCCTGGGCGTTGGTCTGGGTTGCGATGTCGGCCGCATTGCGCTGTGCAAGGGCCTGGTTGGTACCGCGTCCGGACGCAGCCGCCGCCATGGCCGTACGGGCACCCTGGGCCATCTGGGTCTGCGCGACACTTGGCCCCTTCCCTGCAATTTGGTTCTGAAGGGTCTGCCCCAAGCCAAGCTGCTGATTACGACTATCCAGCCCTAACTGGCGTTCCTGATCGGCCCGTGCCGTATCGAGCTGGTGACTCTTCGCCTCATACTGGTTAGTACCGAGAACGAGATCGTCAACCTTTGTATCATCCCAAGTGAAAGCCATTGAGTTATCCCGATTGTGATGCCGGCAACCGGTTCAAGCCAGGTATCATGCCGATCTGGAATGCGAACCCATCGATCGCAAATCCGGGCGTATCCATGTCCTGGCCGATTTCTAGTGCCTGCGGAGAGGTTTCGGTCAGTCTGAGCCTTATTGCCGGGGTTTTCTTACGGGGTACCGTAACCCGAAGCCACTCAACCGCCCCAATGTCTGTAATGCGAACTTCCGGCCAAACCAGGGTAGAACCCCCAGTCTCCTGGTAGCTGTACTTCAGGCCGAGCGTCAGACCGTGTGCCCCAAACCGCTCGAGCAAAACCCCGGCCTTGCGTACCATCTTGTATCCCTGAAGACGACCAAAGCTGATCCAACCGGTTTCGACGTCCAGGCCATAGAACAGCAGGTCGTCGCTATGTACGTTCGCCGCCGCCTGTTGCTCATACAGACAGCCATTCTGGGCCAGATATACGACCTCGCGGTCCAGCCAAGCCGAAATGTCCGACCAGGGGGTCGGGTCGTTGAGTATACCGTCCGAATCCCGCTTCTTGTGGTTCCAGAGGCTCCACATGCCCTGGAGGTAGTTGTAGACGGCCACCGTGCCCGCCGTCCCGGCGCTATCATTAAGGGCAAACATGACCTCCCCGCGACGGGATTCGTTGGCCACCCCCCGGACGATCGGGTAAAGGAGCATCGTGTCCTTTATGGGTTCGCCGATGTAATTGATGTTTTGCTTACGGTCGATCAGGTAGAGTCCGTTGCGGGTTTGGAATATTAACCCCTGGGGTATTTCGATAACCGCGCGCGGGCCGATACACGCCGAGTCGGCGTTGATCTTACGTGGCACGTCAAAGGGCCTACCTTGTCCTGTAACGTCGGGACCGTCGCCGTCTATGGCATAGATACCCCGGCTGCAAAAGACGATTAGGGCGCCTTCCAGGGACCCTAGCGCTACGACTTCTTCGCCTGGGATGCGGAAGGTAAAGGCCAGGGAGAACTCGGCGGGCAATCCGTCTACCCGGGGCTTGCTGTACCAGACGATTTCGGGGTCCATACCACCGGCCAGCCACAGCCGGTCCTTGTGAACGCATATCGCGGTCGCCCCACCGTAGGGCATGTCGTTTTGAAACTCGCCGCTTTCGGTGAAAAGGACTTCGTTGTCGACGTTGTCCTCCCCGGTGTCCGTGTAGGTCAGGTAGTTCAAAGACGTCGGATCGTTAACCAGGGCAGTCGGAGTCTCGGAATACTGGAACAGACGCTGAAACAGGTTACCAGTTGCCTCGCGGGCACGATAAATGGTCATATAGACCTTACCGAGTTCCTCGGCATTCTGGGCGCCGTAGCGCTGGGCTCGCGTCAGAGTCAATGGTTCAAATCGCAGCTCGACTTTGTCCGTTGCATTCGCAACGTTTACGGTCAAAACGTTGCTCTTCAGAAACCGGTGCCGTTGGGTCTGGGCATCGATGTATTCATAAACCACTAGGTATGAGTAATTGCCCGTATCGGCGAATGAACCGCCAAGGGCACTTACAAGTCCAAAGAGAATGGATGCATGGACGGTGCCTACTTCGCGCAGCTTCGCCCCGTCCCATTCGGTTACAACACCGCCCGTGCAATAGGTCGAACCGCCGAACTCGACGTTGCTGTAGCGGCCCAGATGGTCGTAACGAACCTGACAGTCGACCGGGCCGACTCGCACTTCCAGAGGCACATAAATGACGTGCTGGCAGGTATGATATGTACCGTCGATCAAGGCATACGAAGCGGGCTGGCACAGTTGCAGCCCCGTGCTTTGGATGAATGGCGGAGCCGCTGCCTGTGGGAACCCGGTTGTTTCGATCGTGGCACCGGGCAATTCGCTCGCTCGGTACATCCGTTCCGGATAATTCGGAACCGAGATAAGAACCTGGGTGTAAGATTTACCCCCGGTCGTTGCAACGCCGTGTTCGGTAGCTGTCCAGATGTGCTGCCGGTTCCCCTGCACCCAAGGCTTACCGGTTATGTAGATTCGCCGTTTCTGTCGAGGCGTCCCGGACATACCGGAGCGGGTGGCCTGACACCACGCCGTAATCGGAGTTGAATCGGGCGGAGAGACAGACCCGCCGCGTGTATAAGAGGCAAAGAGGGTGTAATCGTCGGTCGAACCGTTCTGAAACTTGCCAATTGCCGTGGCAAGTACCGTTGTAAGCGTCGTAGAATGCCAGATGGTCTTGGCTAGAACCGTAGCCAGGGTGGCTTCGTCGAAAACCGCATACCGGAAAATTCTTACACCGGCAGGACCAACTAACAATCGCGCCCAACTGACTACGATATCTTGGCCGTCGGCGGCGACGATTACGGAAAGATGCGTAACGTCCGCAGTATCGACCGTGGTACTTGCAAACGAAAACCCTCCGGAATAGGTGACCTGTACAAGTTTCAGGTCGTCCGTACCCGCCTGCCGGTACACAAGGGCCCAGCGACTCGTCGTAACCGTAAGCCCGACAGAATCGTGCGCGAGCCAGCCGTCGCTAACGTCCGATACCAAGACTTCTGCGGTCTTGGGGATAGTACCAGCGCCGATTAGGGTAGGAACTTCGGTCGTACAGTCGACTATGATGCCACGGATTTCGTTATTAACGGCGACTATGCTTCCGCTCCAGGTTACCAGAACCATATCACCACTTGCGGCGGCTCGTACATAACCTGCGTTGTTATTTCCAAGAAGGATTTGTTCTTCAAGTACGACCGACCCGCTCGAAACCTCGACTACGCGGACAGATGCACCGGCCTTGCCGCCACCCGAGCCGGGGCGCCCAAGTATGCCGTAAACTAGGAAGCCATTGGTTGTAACCGCTACATCGGCGAAGACATCCCGCGTTAGGTCATTGTTAACCGTAGTAGCCCGCACCGTCGCCGTGGGGATAGGCGGCATTCCGCCCGGCGGAAGCTGCGGATAGTCACCGTTGATCTCGTTAATCTGGTGGACCGCAACGGAATCTTCCGGATCGAATACGAAGATCTGATTACGCCAACGCGCCAGGCGGTCGCCCTTCGGGAAATCGTTTGCGAATGAACTTACACGACGACGGATGCCTGGGCGCTTGCGGATCGTACCCGGTTTGACGTAGTCGCCGTTTATAACGGAAACGAACTTGCCGGGCGGTAGAATGCGTTTGTCTACGCCTTCGTCGTGCCCGCCAATTGGCAGTTCAATTTCTGACCACTGCACGTCGTTCATGGTCGCCAGCACCATATAGTTGCGACGCACTCGGCGTTGGCCACAAGCCTTATGAACTTGTCGGATGTTTTAGGTGCCACGACCGCGGCCTGGACTACGACCGGAAACGTTCCAGCGGTCGTCAAGAGTCCGACGATCGCAGCCTTGCACTCACCACCCAACCGGTGAGCGAGGGTTTGATCCAACGTGCTAGCGGTGAAGGTTACGACCTTCTTTCTGATGTCCGCGTCGGTAGATCCAGACAGCAACTGACCTTCGGTATAATACGTGGTCGGTATATCGCCGATTGCGTCGGAAACCGCGTCGTTGTTCTTGGTCGCGGCTTCGTCGTCCAGGGCTACGCTGCGCACCGTCCGTAGCGGCGGACGCTTCAAACCATGCTGGTGGCCGGTTGCACCACTAGCCATGGGTTAGAACAGTCTCCCCGTGCGATAGTTGGCCGTACGCCACGGCTGCGGCGCATCGATCGTACGATGCGGGTTGGCACGGTCGAACGTTGCACCCCAGTCCTCGATGCGACGTTGGATCATCGCGCGCTCGCGTTCCATGCGTCCCGTGTCGCGGTCTTCCTTATCCTTGATACGGATGCACGACTCTACGACGATGTAATCCGCAAACGGGATTGATACCGGGTCGGCATCGTCGTCATACGTCGGTGGAACCGTATGGTAGACGAGGTTTATGGTGGTGACCGTATCGGGTGGCGGATCGAACCGAATGCGCCATATCGAATCGGCACTGAGTGAGAGCTCATAGCGCGGTAGACATCCCGGTCCCCATCCCTGTCCAGCCGATGCCGACTGAATGATTACGTCCGCTTCCTCAAACGGCGAAAGCGGATACTCGAGATCGTCGATCGCCCAACCCATCCGCACGAGGCGGTAGAAGTTCGACGTCGGAATCGTGTAGGTCGAGGTGCCGGCTACGGTCGAGAACGTTGCTCGCTCGATCGCGTAGTTCGTGTTGGCGGCCGAGATTAGCAGGTCGTGGAGGACCGCCGCACTGTCATTTATATGGCCCTCGAGCTCTACGTCCCCCTCGAAAAAAGTATTTTCAAGGTCGCAGCGCTGTCGGATCTGTTGTTTGAGCTGTGCGCGGGAATAGGCCACTACGTAACCTCAGGAGGGGTTACGGCGCCCCCCTCTTCATCAGAATCGCGATACCCGACGGTTTCTTTTCTTCCGCCGGTTCTTCTTCGTCCGAGCCGCCTTCCATCTCTTCGCGGGCAAGGCTGCAGATCACGTCGCGCAGGCGCATTGCTTTGTCCGAATCGAGCCCGAGGATGTCCCCGAGCTCGTCGGCAAGTGCGTCGTACGAAGTACCTTCGTCGGCTTGATCGGTATCCGGCTTCTCTTCCGGTTCCGGTTTTTCTCTAGAAAGCAAAGCCATCTAGATTACGCCTGGAAGGAGTCGTCGAAGACGCAGGAGAAGTGAATGCGGTTGTTGGCGTCGGCTGCGACGTCTGCAACTGCGGCGCCAGAAGCGTCCCATACACGGACCGTCAGGGTCCGCGATGCGGCGGTGTACGTTCCAACTTGGAGGTACTTGTCGTCGCCGGAGGCAAGCTGCAACGAAACCGTTACCGACTGAAGCCGACGGTAGGTGTTCGCGAAGGTGATCGTGAACAATCCGGTCGACGTCCAGGCGACGGTGAAGCCGTAGCCGTAGGTGTCTGCCGCAACGAGCGTGGAGCCACCGTTCGGCGCCCAGCTACCCGAGACCAGGCGCTTCTTACGCCCGATCGTTTCCATAAAATCAAAGTTACGTTCCGCCATGGTGGCCTATTCGGTCCTCTCTTTTCGGGGACCCTTGTTGGTCCTTACACAGGTAAGGAAGCGGGGGTCCGAAGACCCCCTGGTTATGGATTACAGAGCCTTGAGAATGACCGTGTAGTGACAGTCCGGAAGCTGCGTGCCGGTCGAAGCCTTGGCGCGGGTAAGCGTCAGGGTTCCGTCAGCCGGAACAACGCGGTTCGCCAGGGTGACCGAAAGCGTCGCTGCGTACTTCTTGTGCGCCACGGTCGTTCCGATTCCGGCGTTCGCCACGGTATTGGTCGTAAGGGTCGCCGCCGTAAGGTTACTTACGCCGAGCGAGTCGCGGCTGGTGAAGGTGTCGGTCGCGTAAACCGAGGTGCTTTCCGTAATCGCCGTGTCCGAACGGAACTGGATCTCTACGACCTCTGCCCCGTTGGGGAACTGCGATGCCGGAACGGCAACTACGGTCTTTTCGCCGATGACGTCGGCCGCTGCGCCTTCCGCCACTGTGTCGACCTGGTACGGGGTACGTACGAGGGCTCGTTCTGCGACATCCTTACCGGTTACGGTAGCGGACGGGTCGGTAACGTCGTGGTTTGCCGCGCGTGCGCGTTGTGCAAGTTCGCTATAAGCAGTCATGTTAGTCCTCTAAAGTCCTATTAGGCTGCCGACGGCAGGGTGATGTTGACGTTTGCGCCTGGGTCGGTGCAAACCATCTGGAGGTATCCACCCACACGGAGTTCGTCCGCGTCTGCGTTCGCCTCGCGGAGGGTCTCTTGACCGTCGCGGTTAAGCACCTTCGGCACGTCGCCGATCGACCAGATTTCCCAGGTGTCCTGGGTAAGCATCCAGGCCTTGTAACGGGGGCAACACGGGTCGCTCATGATCGAGAGCGTTCCGGCTGCGCCGTACAGGGACAGACCCTTAAAGCCGATTGCCGGCTTGTCGGTCGGGATTTGAATCTCGGACTTGCTGCCAACCTGGTTGATCAGGTTGGCCATGTCCAAGGGGTTAAGCACCACGAGGTCGGGGTCTTTTCCGAAGTCGTAGGCAAGCGCCGAAGCGGCCACCAAGATTTCTTGGATGGTTCCACCCGCCGAGGCGTCGTAACGGATACCCGCTAGACGGTCGGGGTCTGCGCTGCGGTCGACACCGAAGAACGAGTCACCACCGGTCGGAGCGGTGCTTGGGCACCATGCTTCAAAGCCCTTGATGACGTTTCCGAAGTCGCCGTCGCGGAACAGGTAGTCACTGTCCGCAATCGCCGGGATCAGGGTGTTCCACGCCGCCGAGGTGGTCAGCGTCTTGGCTACACGGTTGACGGCCGTGATCATCGCCTTGCCCGGGTTTACCGAGCCGCTGGTGCCGTCGGTCGAAGCCGACTGGATCCACATCCCGCGCTCGAAGCCCTGCATCGAGCTGTCCGAGGTAAGGGTTACGGTTACGGTACCGGTACCCGAGGCGCTTGAAAGCAAGCGGCCACGTGCGCCACCGCCGTTGCGGAAGAGCTGGAAGCCCACCGAACGGGAGATGTTATAAAGCGCGTCGTCCATCGCGACTTTGAAGCCGCTGGCAACCGCATTCGGACGGCCCTGCGAAGCTTCCATGAACTCACCGTCGAGGGACGCCAAGGCGTATTCCTTCGTACGGGTGATGAACGGACGCTTAAACGAAGCCGCACCCTTGTTGGCCTGTGCGTTTGCGAAGACGCTGGAAGCGCCACCGCCGGTTGAATACTTCCACACGAGGAACTCACCCTCGGCTCGGAAGTCCTTCATCTTCCCCAGCACGCCGTACGTGGGGACCTTCTTGTAGAGCATTTCCTCTAGGCCATTCGGATAAAGCCGCTTAAGCAGCTCGACGGCCGTGGACATACTGAAACTAGACATTCCTGGACACGCCCTGTTTTGGGCCCTGGGCTAGGCACTAGGAGACGGTTTTCGCGCGTGGTTAAGGTCCGCTTGCGCGTTTGGCGGCTCCCGGAGTCCGGGGATTGCCTAAGTATTTAAGGTCCCTTAGGCGGACCGAGTGTCGTTTTAGAAGCCTTTCGACTTCAGGAAATCCCCAGCGTCGTTAATCAGGTCCCGATCGCGGAGACGTTTGCCCGAGGTTCCTGGCCCCGTTTGGGCGGTAAGCGCATTGGTAATGGCTTTCGGCCCGCTCGAGCTTTTTTGAAGAGACTCGGGACTCTTACTCACCGGGGGTGCCGGCGGAGGGGCGGCAGTTGTCGCCTCAGGTGCAGATTTGGTCTTAGATAGGTGCGGCTGCAAGCGCTCGTACCTAGAGTTGAACTCTTGCTCGTGGAGAACGTCTAGATGTTCAAGGATTGCCTCGGGGTCGGGGTCATACCCAAGCCGGGCCTGTTCGTTGGCAACCTCTAGGTACTTCTCAACGATCTTCTCGGGCTTCTCGGCGGCGATGTATGGGAACTTGTCCGCTTTCTCGTTGACCAGGTTGAGGGCGGTCTGGGCTATCGTATGAAGGATCGCGTTGTCCTCGTACTCGAGCTCCCGGCGTTCGCGCTCGGTAAGCTTTTCTTTGGCTTCGGAGGCTTCCTTGCGGGCGGCCTTAACCTCATCCTCAAATGCCTTGAGCTTGTCTTCCGAAGCCTTGATAAGTTTCAAGATCTTAGGGTCAAGTTCGGCCGTATCGTCTTGGCCTTCGGTCTTCTGTTCCTGCTTATAACCGGCTTGCTGCCACAGGGCTGCCCGCAGGATGTCATTGGCCGACTTACCGCGGCGTTCGGCCGCAAGCTTGATCAGGGCCATCTCGTCGAGCTCGTCGAGCTTCTCCAGGGCGGCGATCTTCTCTTCCCGGGACATAAACTCGGCTTCTTTGAGGCCGATAATCTCGGTTACCTTACGTTCGGCTGCCTCTACGGCCTTCATGCGCCGGGTTAGGGCGGCGTGTTGGTTGGCATAACCCTTCGCATCAAACTTGGGCTTGGCCGGCTTCTCGGGCTCGGGCTTGGCCGGTTCGGGTGCCTTTTCGGGCTCCGCCGTGGCTTCGGTCGTCCCTTCGGCCGGTTCCGTTCCCTCGGCTTCCTCTTCCGTCACCCGGGTGGCATCCGCTTCGGGTTCGTGTTGAAGGTCGGCGGCCACGGCACCCATAAGGCCCGTTTCGGTGGGCGGCTTACCCGATTCCACTGCATCGGACGGCGCCGGCGTGGGGGTGGGGTTGGAAAGGACGGTTGCGGCCGCGTTGATGAGGTCTGAACGTGCTGACATATGGTTCTACTGGATCAACCCAACCCGGTTGGATTGGGGGGTAGTGTTGGAGGACCTGCGGGGGCCACGGGGGGCGCCCCGGTGCCGGCTAGGACGTCGGTGGGAAGTGGTTGGGGTGGCATGCCCGGGAGTGCCTCGGGCGGCATTAGGGCGCCGCCTGGGGCCATTGCTTCGGGTCCAGGAGGGAGGGCCGGTGGTACCGCTTCCGGCGGGGGTAGCTGGCCCGTATTGGCCTCGGTCGTGCCGTATGGGTCCCGAATCATCTTTTCACACATCGCCGTCCATTCGGCGAGTAGCTCAAGGCGGTCGGACGGGGCATCTTCGTAAAGCTGCGCCTCGAGTAGGTTCTGCAGACCAAGCTTCATGGCGAGCTCAAGGTCCCAGAAGGGCTCGGGCTGTACCCATATACCCTCGCCGAGGATCTTCTTCTCGATGACCATTTCGAGTAGCTCGCGATGTGCCATCGACTTACGCTTGTGGCGCTTAAGGTCGGGCAGATCGAGCAGGTCGCGGATTTCTTCGGGATCCGTGATCGCGCCCAGGTCCCGCAGGTCGAAGATGTCTTCGATGCGACCCGACACCGTCGCCGAAAGCGAGGATGCGGGGACGATCTGGATACGGAACGAGTCGGACGGCATATTGGCGTCCTTCCACGAAATCCGATCGATTTTGCCGCGTCCGATGACGGTTACGGCCTGGTCGGCATATTCCTTGCCCAGCTCCTCTTGCTCTTCGATGAGCAGATGGGCACAGTCGAGAACCAGTCGCTCGTAGCTACGGATGAGATCGACCAGGAGTTCGGACTCAAGGTCGGTGTAGGTACGAAGGGCGCGACCGGAATTAAGGCCGGCGGGCTTGATTGCCTGTGCGGTTAGCTGGGAGACGCCGCGGGCTTCAAACATGCCCTTCTTGACTGTCTCCGCATGGCGCCACAACTCTGCGGGAACTGCCTGGGGTGTGACGAGCTCGGGTTTGTTACCCGAATACTCGACGATGCGGCCGATCAGGTTCGAGATATGAGACTTAACTACCTTGGAACCGCGCTCAACCAACCAGAACGGCACCGACAGAAGTCGGATCATCTCTTGGCGGGATGCAATCGTGCGGTTGTGCTCGAGCTGCGCGCCGGCAAGGTCTTCGCCTATACCGATACCCCAGAACCCCATCGGCCGGCGCTCGCCATGGATAAAGGCACATGGGAAATGATCACGCTTCCACTTCTCGCGGAAGATGACGCCACCCTGTACTGCCATCGTACGGTCGCCGTCATCGGAATTTTTGCTCGATGGGAGGTGGATCGCTTCGACGCAAAGAATGCGATTATTGTCCAGATCGTCATCCCATCGACCAAGTGCGTCGCCCCATTCCTTCTGGGCACTGGCCGGGTCGGCCTTGAGGATTATCTCTTCGGCATCTGGAAATGTTGCGGCGAGCACATCGCGGTCGACCACACGGACGAAGTAAATCGAACGGGGCGTGCCATAACGAGCATCGCCATCGTCCACGAAAACTTCGTAGGCTGGAATTACTTCAAGCCAGGCGCCCTTTTCGGGGTCGCCATATGACCTTACAATCCCCGTGCCAAGGATAAGGGCCTGTAGGATCGCCATTGGGAAGATGTCCCAATCGGCCCGAATCTCAGCAAGCTTACCATTTACCCAAATATCTAGGAGCTCGGCGCGATGCTTCTCCGTCCACGATGCACCATCCGTAAGAATTACTGGGCGCGGACGGTGCCGGCATACCTTGGAATGCAGGGTGCGGACGATCGCACGAATGACATTTTCGCCCTGGCGCGACTGGAGAATGTCTTCGCTTTCGTAGGTACCGTCGTTGCTGCGGTAGCCAACGTACTTACAATCGGCGTATAGACGCAGCGAAAGGTCGTCCGAGCGTAGTCTCCACGATTGACGGTCTCGGATACGCTTGAGGGTGGACCACAGCGAATCCGCGGGATCTTCCTCAAGCCACCATTTAACCGAACTCTTATCCCAGCTTGCTTGGTCTCTCATAGGTTAAGCAAGCGGCGATCTTCACCCGCTTTCTCGGCTTGGCGACGGCGGTCGGCATCGCGTTCGACTAGGTCGGTTTCTTCGACATCGGGCGCCAGCGGCACCAACCCCTCAAGGGTTACGCCAGATGGGCCTACATGTACGCTTCCGACGCGGTATCGGTGCTTCTTAGCCACCTTAAGCAGCGCATCGATCTGCGAGACTTCTACGTCACTCACGCCTTCTTTCCCCATTGAATGTTCGCGTCTGCTACCCAGTAGGACTGTCCGTCCTCGCCGTGGATGTCGAAACCGCCGTTTGGATCCCTGCGGATTGCGACACAGCCGCCCATTCCGACCTTCACCGTGTGGGGTGGGTGGTCGTTGAGGTGGGTTTTTTCCTTTACCCGAAAGGCTCGGCAGGGCCGGGATAGCGTAAGTTCGACGAAATCCGTCTCAGGCACGTATTGCGACTGCAATCTTGTGGATTACAGCCAGAGCGGACTTTGGACCTATGGGACCATGCCGGCAAGCGTGGGTTCCCTAGACAAGCCCAAGCCGATGATTAAGCGTAATGGAATGAAACTTGCTGTTTGCCTGATTTCGCTGGTTTTGGTCGCCTGCGGCGGCACATCGCGGATATCCACCCCAGAGGGGGGATCCGGATATAGGGTCAAATGCAAAACGGACCGTGGCGCCTGCCTGGCCGAAGCCGGCGAGGTCTGCAACGGCCCCTACTACGTCATAAACGAGGACCAGCACAGCGGCGGCATCTTCGGAGACCTATTACCCGGGCCGGTGACCTGGTGGTCCATTACGGTCGGTTGTGGGAGAGCACCCTACGGGTACACCGGCTCAAGCCGTTCTTACGCACCCCGAACCGAAAATCCATTTGAGACAATGGGCAATTCCCTACAAGAAGGCGCCCGAGCCGGGGCCGGCAAACGCTGTCACGAAGACGGCGATTGCGAAACCGGATATATTTGTCATCGCGCATACGGCACTTACAAGGCCATATGCGTCCCCGGATAGAGGACGAGGCGGCGCTTACGCGGTTCTGGGCAACTTGTATGGAAATATCTTGACCGGGATGCCGGATCTAACTGCGCGGGTAAACATGTCCTGGGTGCCCTTCGAGGTGCCATCCCAAAAGGCCAAGCATAGGTCGGCACCCGCGTCGGCCATCGCTTGATTACGGATTGGGCCGGCCTTACGACCGTGGGTCGCCCAATCGGCGGGATGGGGTTCCTCTTTGACGACGGGAATGAGCCGGTTGTTTCGCCGCTCGGCGGTAATCTTCTTTACCCAATCGCTTGCGTGCTTATCCACGCCCGTTGGGCAGGCGCCGTGGACGATTATGAGCGCGTATGCGTAATTGAATGCAAGGCGTTCGAGCTCGAATACCACCGACGAAACGTCCGGCCAGTCACGACCTCCACAAACGATCACCCTCATCGGTCGTATCCGCGCATCTTCGGTAGCCCGTCGACCATCTCCCAGTCAACCGAACTGCGTTCAAAGCAGTCGAAGATCTCAACGTAATCATCGGTCCGTTGGGCCTGCCGTGCGGCGTCGAAGGCCTCTTCGAGCGTATCGGAATTGTTTACGATGTCGCTCAGACCACCGCCCGGATAGTATTGGCTGTAGGCGAAGACGATGTAGCGCTTGTAGGGTTCCTGGACGCTCATTTATCCACCCGGGCGCAAAGTCGCTCGAGTTCGGGGAGAAGTTTACGGATCTCGCGGGCACAATCGCGCAGGCTTTCCCCGGGCGGGGCGACCGGAGCATTGGCATTATTACCGGTTACGGATCGATCTAGAAATTGAACCGCGCAGACCACATAACTAAGAGCTTTGTTTGCCCTGTCCAAAGGAATGTAATCGGAGTCGCGCGAGCCGGCGTACGGGTCTTGCTTGGGTAGTTCGACAGACGTAGCTACGATTTGACCGATGTATTTGTCCATCTTGGTCATCGTCTTGGCACGTTCGTAAGAACATTGCCGCACAATAACGTACCGGGCGTCGATGTTGCGATTGATTGATTCGATCAAACACCCCTTCGGAACCAGGCACATACTGGCCTCGCCAAGGTATAGAGCCAGCATGCCTCTGGCGGCAGATTCATCGACCAAGGGCCGGTCGTCGGCATCGGCCGGCGTGTAAACACGCACTGAATGGTAGTCTGGCGATTCAAACACCCATACATGATCGCCAAGTCGCCCATTTCGTGTCGGTACGGCCCTCAAATCGGCATGCCAATTGCTCATCCTTCAATCCTCCAACTCGTCGAAAATGTACTTAAACCGGTTTTGCTGTTCCGTCTTGAGCTTGGTAACGGCTTTAACCTGCGTCAGGGCCTCCGCTTCGCGCGTAAGGCGCCTAATCCGTCGTAGCTCCTTGTGCATCCACAGGATACAGGCCGGGTCGGTCATGGTGACGATGTCCAGCCGCCATCTAGAATCGTGCTTTGGAACATTGTGGATTTGCCACCCGGTCCCGTTGTCCGTCCGACGGAACTCGACAAAATCGCCGGGCTTGATCACGTATGTAACCCCGAGCCGGGCAAAGCCGATGGTAACGGGCTTCTCGACCATGGCCAAGAACCCGAACTCCTTAAGCTTGGCCACCTTCTTGGCTTGCTTGCTGCGCTTTGCGGACTCTTTGGAGGTAAGCCGGGCGTCCCGCACCTTTGGCCCCGTTACCCCAACCGGCTCATAATTGGCGCAGTTGAAGCAGAGATTGGCGTCGGTGATATTAAGGTCGACGTAGACGTCGCAGATCCAAGGACCCGACTCGACGCGGTCGCGGCTACCGCAGATCTCGCAGACGCCCCGCTGCGGGGGCTTGGCACCCATTAGGTCGACGAGTTCGGCGTGGATACGGGGGACTTCGCCGGCTAAGACCCTAGAGGATGCGTATTCAATTCCTACCCCAACGAAGACCCACTCGCCCGGTAAGTAACCGCTGTACCCGGGTCGCGAACTGCAGGGGAAGAATTCGTACTCCCTGCCCTGGTCGATGTGTAGATCAATCCAGGGGCCGTGACCCAAATTCATCTCGCGTTTGATCTTGCAGGCCCCCGGGGCCCGAAACCTTAACGGCGGAAGGTCACCCTTCGATTTCGACGTCGATTTCAACATCGGTGGACCCGTCGTTCTTTGCCACGGCCAGATCACGCTGGCGCATTGCTTCATCCCAGTTGGCCACCGCCGAGGCGTAGTGTAGCGCAGCGGTCTCAGCCCCGAAGGCTTCAATCTCGGCCGCCAGGGCGTCCATAAAGCCCTCCCATTCGTTTGTATCGCCGATGGCGGGCATACGGGCTACGTCGCGAAGGGCCCTATTATCGGCACGTAGGCGGTCTAGCTCGCGGCCCATCTCGAACACGGCGGCTTCCCACCCACGGATGAAGGCGGTCTTACGGCAGAAGCCTTCCGACGCCTCGGGTTTTAGGTACCACTCTTCGAAAGCGGCTTCCTGCTCTGGCGTACCCTTCGGGTCGTAGTCTTTGAGGCCGATCATTTCTTGTATCTCCGATAGACGACTCCTGATTTGTCGCGGCTTGCAAAGCCGAGCTTTATCAGAGAATCATCACAGTACATTTGATACTGGTTGAAATCGTACTTCCAGGTCTCATCCCAAAGACTCTGTGCGAGATCGACAACCCAGGATTCTTCACAATGCTTGGCGAGCTCGTCGAACATGAGCCCAAACAACGCCGCCGAGGTCCGATCGGCCATTACGACTTCCTCGTCTTGGTCTTACTGCGGGGACGCTTGGTTGGGAGCAGTGGATCTTGGGATGCAAGGTACTTACCGGCGTCCTGAATAAGCTCCTGGCGGGTTTTGACCACCGGAACGGGCGGATCGACGATCGAGATGCCGCCGAAATCAGGCTTGCGTGGCGGCGTTACCTTGTAACCGTTGGCGCGGAGGGCGGCGACGAACCATTCGGTCGGCATGGCCACCCTTTCGAGGACGAATGTATCCTCGAACTCGCTACTCGGGACCTCGTGGTCGATCCACACGCCCGCATCATCACTATAAAGTGCCACTCCGTTGGGTCCGACCGCGCGCACGGTGCCGTTTTCGTTCTCGACCAGCCAATCCCTGTATTGATAGCGTTTCATTTGTCCTTTCCGTTCAAATCTTCGTCACCCCAGCCAAAAACGAATAGGGCGGCAAGCAACCAGCCAAGCAATACCCAGAATAGGTCCACGCTGGAATCAACCGTGGTCATGATAGTCGCGGTTGCACATGAACCAGACGGCCCACATGGCAAATACGATCAGGGCAATAGCCAGACCGACGTCGAACACGACCAGCCTCAGTGCATCTCGGCCGGATCTAAGTCCGGTTCCGGCTCGACACCGCGGTTTTGCTCGAGTGCAAACGCGGCAAGCGCGGCGTATGCGTTGATTATGCCGATCGCGGTGTTTAGGTCGCGGCGATGGAAGTAGCCGGCGAACTCAAGGGTGAGCACCGACCCCCAAACGAAGCCGAGGAAGACGTCGAGCAGGGTGGGGTTGTCTTTGACGACGATACTTGCCGTCGTGAAGACGAACCCGAAGGCGAGAAAGCCGTACCAGAGGTAGGGGAGAGCGCGCCTGAGAGACTTTTTTAGCTTGTGCTTCATGGTTTCACCCGCTTCAATGCCGCGCTGGCGGCGGCCCGCGTCTTATTTCCGACCAGGCCGTCGAGCGTCAGCCCGTGCTCGCCCTGGAAGAGAACCGTGGCGGTCTCGGTTGCGGGACCGAAGATGCCGTCGCACGCAAGGTGTGCGCCGAGCTGGTTAAGCACCATCTGCCAGGCCTTAACCTCGGGTCCACGGTCGCCCCGGTGCAGGGTCGAAGCCTTGAGGGGTACGATCGAGCCGAGAACTTTGCCGACGACCGTCTTGAACGTGGCGGCCGAGCCGGGCATGGGCTCGTTTAGGGCGACATACTGAGCGTGGACGGCGGCGGAGAGCGCCTTGTAATGATTGGCGATCTGCTCGGTGCGGGTGGCACCGAACCCGAGATAGTACGACTGTGCGCGCAAGGCCGCGCTAACCCCGTACAGATCCCCAGCGGTAGCCGGCGCGAGCGCGCCCTTTGGCTTA